TTAGTGATACCTTCTCAGCATTAGCAGGATCAGCAGCCTCTTCGGCAATAGCTGTCATTGCAAATTCTAAGGTATCAGCTTGCCGCTTTGAAACAATACCAGAAGTAATCTTATCAATTACATCAGGAGAAAATAAAGAAAGTAATTGATCTTCCTGATAATCAAAATCATCTCGGAATGCGCCATATTTAGAAGGTGCAGATGTAACAATATTTACTAAAACTTCTTGAGGATTGTTTTTAATATTATCTAATTCTGCATAAAGAAAATTTAATTCTTCTAAAGAGTCTTCACTTAAATAATCTTGACCACTAGCAGCTCTTTCCGAAATAATTCTATTAATATCACCTTGTAAATTAGCAGCTTCCTCTTGTAAAATTTCTTCTCTAATTTCTGGGGTTAACTGAGCACCTTTTAAATGTGCACTAAATAATGCTTGAACACGTTTAATTATAGCATTAGCACTCATGCTTTCAGTTCCAGTAATTCCGTTTTCTCTAGCAAAACGAATCAATGACTGAGGATCTCTTGCAAATTGATCTGTCATACCTCGGAAAATATCTACAATATCTTCGGCTCTTCTTGCTGCTTTTTTGGTTTTACTCTGCTCTACCCCTCTTCCCCTAACAGTTGCGCGTCTATCAAGCTCATCATCAAGGCGAAACATTTGTTGACTGGGGCTTAAATTTTTAAATCCATTCTCTGCATTTTTATCATCATTTAGTCTATTTGTTTTTTGGACTTGATTAATATGATCTCGTTGAGCCTTTTTAATTTGCCGCATGCCATTTTCTTTAATCTCTTGAAGTTTTGCAAGTTTATCTAAATCAGCTGCGGTTACATCATCACTACCTAATACCTCTTCAATAATAGGCTCAATCAAATCATTAATAACTTCTGGATCTAAATCAAGAATTGTTCCATCTGCATCTGCTTTACCTACTAATTCATCAATAGCATCTGTTAATTTAAGTTGAATTTGTCGTTCATTGTCTGTAGCCAAAGAATGACTAGCTTGCGTATAAAGTTGATTCCATTGGTCACCAACCATAGTTCCTTCATAAGCACCATGTTTATCTCTATAATCTTCTAAGAAAGCTAAACGATCTTCAGGATCTCTAATTGCAGATACTTCTCTAATTAAATCTCTTGTTCTATCTTTTTGATCAGCAGCATAAGCAGCCGAATCATATTTTTCTAATGCTCTATCAGCATACAGTCTTACTTCTTGAGGTCTGCCATCTAAGAATGCTTCCATTTTATCTCGAAGCATTGTATAGCTCGCTTTAGGATCATCAACAATAGTATATTCTAATTCATCAAGAGTTCCATTTGCGCGTGCATCTTCGTAATCTTTTACAAGTTCTGCATACTCTTTATCGTTTTTATTAATAAATAAAGGCTCTTGTATACGAGGAATCGGCTTTCCAGTTTCGGGATCAATTTGCATTGGTCCTTCTGTAGGTTTGTAAACAACTTTACCGTAATCCTCTTCCTCCATCATTTTGTCAAAATCTCTTTTGCCTTTATCAATTCGATACTTATAAACTTGTTGAGCAGCTTGTGCCCCCTGTGTGACACCTTTTGCAAGTGCAGCTAAAGTTTGAAGGCCAGAATCAGGACCGGGAACCATATTGCCAAAAGAAATTTTAGATGGTGCATCTACAATTTGAGGAGTAGGTTGAATAAAAACATTTCGTTGTGTAGATCCGGGTATCTGTGGTAAAAACTGTTCTTGAAAAACAGATGCTCTAGGATCTGATGGTCGCCCTCGCTTTTGTCGTTTATTATCTGGTCTTGGCATTAGTTACTCCTCATTACAACTTAGCCCCAATTGCAGCTCCACCAACAGTAGATAGTGCACCAATCCATCCAGCTTTAACAGCCGAATCAGGATCACCTGCTGGAGAGACACCCGGAACAAAGTACACAGGTTGCTGCGTGGTTAAATCTCTTTGATTAAGAATATTTTGGTATTGCGTTCTTGCATTAAGTTCTGCAATTTTCTTTTGTTGAGTAAGATTTTTTCTACTATTTTTACCATTAATAGTCGCTAATCGAGCTAAAGCAGCAGCCGTACCACTACCCGAAGCAATATTTCTACCAGCCATAGTAGATTTTAAAGTAGCATTTTCTGTAGCCATAGCTCTAGCTAATTGTCTTTGAGAGTTTTGATATCCTTCGCTAATTTCGTATTGTTTAGCAGCAAGCTGTGTTGCAGCTCCAACTGCCATCTGTCTATTTTTAATAAGTCTATTAGCATTTGCTTGATTAATAGCATAGTTTTGAGCATCAACTTGTAGTTGTCTTTCAAACTCCTGCTGTTGGAAAGCCATATCTTGACGAGCCATTTGCTCTGCTTGCTGATATCCTCCAGTAATAGATTGCATCACAGAGCCAATCATTTGACCAGCCATCATCATTGTCATTGGATCCATTTAGACTCTCCTTCCCCATTGCATTCGACCAATCCTACCTACTCGTTTAGGTTGGTTTTTTTGATATATTTCATCATGATGTCGTAAAGCACCAGATAGTTTGGCGCTAAATAAACCTTCAACTCTTTTATCCGATTTCCACATTTCAATAGTATCCATGTGTGATTGCTCTTTTCTCTTTTGAATAACATTATCTACATTCACATGAAGCCGATCTTCCCAATATAAACAGGCTGCAGACAGGACATCTACACGGTCATCATGCGTAAGGCTTCCACGCCGCTCTGTAAGCCGCGTGAGCTGCCTCTGATTGGTTTCATCCCTTGCGGGCTTTTTATCAAATACAAGCCTGTGCTGGGCCATTGTAGGCTCTAGAATAGACAGCATTCTACGCTCCTTCTGACCCGTCACGCGATACTCTTCAATTGCCACCCTGCCACACATCTCAGTAATAACAGGACGAAGAAGAGAATTAAACATAGCATCACCATAATTAGATTCAATTCTAATATGATTTACATCATACTCATAGGCTAGTTTGCTAATTTTTTGGAGGGTAAAACTATCATAGCCTCCCTCTAAGCCCAATAATTCGTGAACAAAGATATAACCATTACTAAAACTAGCAATACAGACTCCAGTCTCATCCTTACCTCGACCCGAGGGGTCAATAAACATTACTCTATCTTGATATTCTGTAAATTGATCTGACACCCACATAGGATTATAGATACAATCACCAGACATACCAAAAGATGGAATCTTTCTATTCGGATCTGAGCTTGCCCAGATAATCTTTTCAGGAGCTAAGTCAGGACTTATATCCAATACAATAAGATCTTGTAGCTTAAGTGGGTATTTGTCTTTATCTGCCAGACTAGTATCTAATTTATAGTGAAGACTGAAGAGCGTGGGTCCTACTTTTGCTTGACGCTCCATCAAAGTCTCCAAACTAAACCTTTCAGGCTGCGTAGGATCTCCAGCTTCAAAGCCTTGCTCGAAGATCCAAGGCGAAACATCCTCACATTCAGATTCTACATTCTCATTAGGCATAATAGCAGGGAACTTAACCACTGGGTATCCTACTTTTAATTGGTTGTAGATACTATCTTTAATCTGAGGTGTGCCTAGAAAGATAACACGCCCACCCACGTTCCGAATTTGTTCTGCTTCAAGACATTTGTTCAGTAATTTTTGCCGTGTTACAGCAGTTTCACAGTTACCTTCAATTTCTACGTCATCAAAGATAAGATACTCTGCGTGAGAACCCGTAATCTGGGCGGTAATACCTTTAGCATAGCACGATTTGTCCTGTCCAATACGGGTACGGGATTCTACATTGAAGCCAAAAGCATTATCAGTAGTATGATCACCGGGTCTAAGATGTTCACAGTAAGGAACAAGATCTAAAATACGACGAGTCATGCTAATAAACTCTACAGCTTTATTACCTGTAGCCGACACAACCATAATAGTTGCATTATAATCTCTTACAAGAAACCATGATGCTAAACAGGCAGTAATAACAGACTTACCAAAACCTCGACCAGCCTGTAACTGCATATCATTAGGACCATTTTGCAAAGCATCTGCCATAGCATACTGCACAGGAGTAGGTTCACCCAATCCTAAGTATTTAAAACATGCCCACAAATGATTTCTAAAGTCATCTTTCATTTCTTGGGGTATATCCATTAAAGATCTCCCTCAATTTTTCTTAGTCTATTTTCATGATCTTCTACAATATGATATAAATTATTAAGGTTGGCATTTATTTTGCCAAGCTCTTTTTGAATCTGCCATAGAAAATTAATAATACCACATCCAATAATAAGCTCGACAAATGCCAGTTCCATTAGATTGCCTCAATCTTAAATGGGGCTGCATTAGCCATAGCATCTTCAATTTCTTTAATAGTATTCTGCGGTAAAATATTAATGTCTTCTTTGTGATCATTAATAACACCACGCACTACCCCATAAAGACCGGGACCACGGATAGTCGGATCATTAAGATCCTCGATTAATGCATCAATTAGCATCTCTTGAAGTTTCTGTAACTTGTTCATTAGATCCTCCTAACTTATCTAACATAGCTTTACGGCGAGCACAGCCGCCACATTTCTTAAGTTTACCTCCGGTTAATCCGTCGATAATACCTTCAACTTTATCACCTAAAGTTGGTTTAGGTTCTTTTTTGGGTGGCTCTGTTAACTGAGGTAGAGCTTTCCCTATATATTCAGACTCAACACTAAAGTCATTATTAATTGTAACCTTAAGTTGATAAACTTTATCGTTATCATCACGATCTATAAATGTAACCATTGAAATTGCCTTGGGCATAGTATCTCCTAAATAGTATGAGGATTAGAAAATGATGAAGCTAATGATGAAGGTTTATCTGTCATTAGTTCATAATTATCATCAGCACCTTCATAAGTTCTTAAACAATCAGTACACCCTCTAGCAAATGGATCTTGTGCTTCAATAAATACACTACTCCATTCTGTATCAACACCAATCCTAGAATCATTTGTTCTTACACCAACAGTTCCATTAGCAGTTACAAATTCATACGCATCACCAGAAAGATGACCCCCTGCATAATTTCTACCATTACCTGCGTATAAAAAGTTTTCATCATTAAATAGAGTATCATCAGTGGTACCATCAAACTTTGTATATTTATTATTACCAATAAAAAATGCCAAGAAACTTGGATTAGTTAAAATATGAATATCTCTACATCTATCGTAATTACCTTGAAAATACTCACACGGTAATTCACCAAGAGGACACGGAGTATGTTTATTAGATTCAGGCTCTTCTGGAATACCCAAACCTGCACTTTCTACTGAAGAATCACTAAAGGACGGATTAATAGGTGCAATTTGTAATTCATTTCCACATTTTTTTTCTGTTTCAAAATCTCTAATTCTTTGTACAGTATTTGCACTTATAGATCTAGCTTCTCCATCTACATATTTGTAAGATGAACCATTTCCTACTGCATAACTTGTTAAGAAAAATGGTAAAGAGGTTAAAGTAGTTCCATCAGCTCCTTCGCTACCAAATGTAAATTTAGCTTGATGAGATTTACCCGGGAAACATTTTTTTGAGCCATCAGTAGGATCAGTTACACTATCAGGTCTACCTTCTATTGTATTAGTTCTTTGTTCTGCAGGTTTAAAACCATTTACATTAAACCCAGCAGCAATTTCTACTTGCGGAGTTAAAGGAACAACTAAATCTATATTACCAAATCTAGATGTATCATTATTAATAATATTTTGAGTTGGTAAATGATCTAAACCTGGAATAGTATTTACTTGATCCGATTCATTAGTATGGCAATAAAATCTAGAATATCGCAACATAGGAATTAAATCACCACTTGTAGTTGTCATTCCAATTCTACCATTATATACTTTATTTGTCGCATCTAAACCAATATTTGGTGTATTAGCTGCAAATTCACCAGTGACTCTTGGTCGATCTGTCCAATCATAACCATTGGGCCTTACTTCATTACTTGCATCAGGGCAACTATTAGGACCAAAACATCTAGTTGATTGAGAGTCCAACCATCCCGGTATTATATTGCGATTTAAAACTTCATTTTCAGCAGTAGGAAATATAGCTAAAGTAGGAATATCATTAACTATACTATCACTAGGTAAACTAACTGTAATATTAGCAGAGTTTAATAAGTAATCAAAAGTGGTAGAAACTCCTGCAGTATCTGTTAATGTTTCTACCCGAACATGATCTCCACAAGATCCAGTAGATTCAGCTATATTACGAACCATTCTTAAATTTTTAGTATATTCTGTATTTATAGTTACATTAGTAAATGTGCCGCCACCATTACCACGGTGTGCATTAAAAATAGATACTCCAAATGGCTGATTACCTTCAACAGTTGTGTCATATCCAAATTGAAAACTTTGTAAAGGAACTGGAGGCGCAGTTGTTGTATCTATTTCTACTTGAGTTGGTGAAAGAATAGGACCAGTATCAGGGCTACAATTAATAGCATCAAAAGTTGTATTTGCCTCTGTCGCTTGTTCAATAGCCCCTTGTTCCAGTCTACTTATAATTCTTTCTCTTCTACCACTGGGTAACGTAGCGTCTACAGTAGATACATTAAAGACACGATTAATATTAACCCTACAAGGCCATAGAGTTGGAGCTTTGTTAAGCAAATCAATATAGGTATCACCAGCAGAGCCAAAGGGAATAATGGTATCTAATGTAGCACTAGTAGCATCACTTTGACTTTCGTAATCTAAATAAGCCTGAAGACAATCAGAACAGTTTGCATTAAGACTAGTAATGGTAGCACTCTCAATATATGCAGTTATATCATAAGGATAAATAACACTGCCACTTGTAGAAGAAATACCGGGAATAGTTTGACGTTTTACGTCTATAACTTTAAAAATTTCATTTGTAATACTAACACCAATTAAAGCAGATTCTTCAGCATTATTTCCAATTGCTGTAGTATTATAGCCAGCAGTAAGAGATCCAGCAGCATTTACGGTATTACCAGATAATTTAATAAATTTACCTACAGCAATTGGTGTTGCATTTCCGGGTGTGCCTGCATCAAAACTATTTTGGTGATCTGCAGACCCATCAATTGTTGCCGATCTTACATTAACAGCAAAAAACTGTTGCCGAGGTTTAATACAATTTCCGCCTACAGCAGTAGGAAAACTACCAAATCTTTTTTGAAACGCTGCTAACTTGGTAGAGTCATTAACTAAATAATCAGGACCTGATCCACCTTTTAAAATAACATCATAGTCAGATCGACGACAGGCAGCTATAATCATATAAATTTTATCATCTTGATTAGCATTTTCCAATAAAATTTTATCTGCTGAATCCTTAATATCATCTGCTGCTGTAAGTCCAGTGATAATAGTTGCTCCATTAGGTACAGAGTTAAACTGAAAATTACGATCAACTTCCCAACATAAATCTCTACTATCGTTGTCTGTACCAAATCTTACAAACTTTCTATCAGGATCAGAAATACTAGTAAAAACATCTGTAGCAATATATGCTTCGGCTTGTCTAAAGCACGAGTTATCTACTCTTGTTGCTTTAAAAAATGTAGGACAACATTGTTGAGCAATTAATTCATCAGTCATGACTCACTCCTTAACAAGGTCCAGAGATTGCATTAGGAACATTAAAGTAATAAAAACAATTAAATCCAGAAGCATTAGCAGTACCTACAGTTTGTCCTGAACCAGTACCCGGATTTAACTTACGACGTTCTGTCATTTCTACAACATACTCTACAGCTGTATTTCTAAATCTGTCAGCCTGAGTTGTATCTGATGTAGTAATAGGTTCATACGGACTACTACTAAAATCATAAGTAGCAGAACCACCGACAGGAATAACTTTATAATTAGTAGGCCAAACACCACCTGTAACAGATTGCAAAGGAATATCTGTTGTTCCGTTACCAATACCCGGACCAATAAACTTAGCATCATTCTGCAACTCGGCAATATTGATAGCAGCAAACTCATGAGTACCATCACCACCCGGATCAGATGTTCTACCCAAGTCTCCGGTAGTTCCTGTTACTAAACTATACTTGCTGCCTTCTGTAGTTACTGCACCAGTCACTGCAATTAAACTAATATCAGTTGTAGGTGTTAATAATCGACCTTTAATTTTACCTGTTAAAGTAACAGTTGCACCTGAAGTATATGATGATGTATACTGATGTGTAGTATTTCCACTAATAGCAGTATGAATAGCAGAAGCTACTGCATCTTGATCACCATTAGGGACAGTAAAATTAATACTAACAGTATTTCCATAAATATCTGTTGGTAAAATAATATTTTTAGATTCAGTACCACCAGTAGAGCCACTGGCAACAGTTAGAGTAGCAATTTGTGTAATATCTTGATCACCACCAGATAAGGAGATTTCTTGCCATTCATATTCCCAACGGCTAGGAAGAATATCGGGATTTGCCGTTAAGTTATCATTATCAATAGATCTAAAACCTTTAATCTTGGCTAAGAATTTTTGCTCATCTACAACAGTTCGGGTAGTATTCTTCATCTCTGTTTCAGAAGCAATGCGATCCCCTACAGCTCCATCGCCATGATGAACATACAGGGCAGCATATTCCTGAGAAGAGCCACTACCACGCACTGTAGGCATTTCTACGGTTACTTCTCCAACTGCTCCGCTGGTAAAAGATGTATGGTCGCTAGGCGATCCCCTTCGTTTTTGTACTCTTGTTGCCATGGGTTACTCCTTAATTTTGTCCCGATCTATAGTGTTGTTTAAACACTCCCTTAAATTCAATGTGAGTTATATTGCAAGGTGTATAGTGATCACTTTCAATAAACACCCGCATGTGAGATGAGTCTCCAAATACTTTAGCAATAAACTCACCTTCTCCTGACACCTCTACAGGAGAATCTAGATAAGCTTCATTATAAATATTTTCTTTATAGAATGGATTACGTTTAGTTGTAATATTAATTCGATCTTCTTGACCTTTACGTTGTACTTTAATTTTATATTCTCCAGTATTAAAATACCTAGTAGCAATTGTTCTAAGATTTAATACACCATCTACGATAGTTTGATCTTGACTTCTAACAAATTGTGGCGATAATTCAACATTCATAGTATATGGAACACCTACAAAAATACCTTTAGTACCTCCACTAGCTACCGCAAACAATTCACCTTGATCTTCAGTTGTTTCTGTTAACTGATTTATAGAACCCTGTGATTCTATTTCTTCAACAGCCTGAGTAATTAAACCTTGATCGTCAGTTACTCCAATAATATCGTCAAACCTACCAGTTACACGCAGGCGCGTTTTACCTCCAGCTGTGGTTGTATTAATACATTTAATAGACCTATTGGTTAAATCTCCATAGCCTGGACCAAATACTAAAGTATTTGCTTTTGTATCTTGATAAGGTAGAATAAATGTAGTTTGATTTGTATTTGAATCATATTCTACATTAAATACTGTATCACTATCTGCAGGAAACTTTAAATCGGGCTCAAAGAAATGTAATCTATCTAATCTTGGTGTATCATTATCCATACTTTCTAAAAATGTACGTTCAACAAAATAATAATTTTTAATAGATCCTGATTTTTTCTCAAATGGTCTAGATGTAACCATGTAAAGAAAATTATCAAACACTTCTGTAGCAAGAGTAGCTAGCTCTGTATCAAAAATATAACGTGATAGAGAGTTTTGGGATACTTTGTCACCCGCAAATCTTTGAGTATACAGATACAACTCATTTTTCTTATCATCATCCACCATAATAATTGTATCTTGAGCAGGAGCCCTAGTAATTGAACCAAAGTTTACAGGCAAATAACCTTCAGCATGCTGTGTAGTTTCAATAGCCTGTGTTACATTACTTTGATTTGCAGTAGAATAATACAAATAAATTTTTTGTGGAGCAAAGAAATAAATCTGAGACCCTAATAGCTGTGGTTTTGCAATTGGATCAGATGAATAAAATGTAGTTGGAGATAGTTCAGCAGTAAAGGGAGTAATCTGATTCTCAGAACCTTGTAATTCAAACTGAATATCATTATCGGTATTTACAAACAGAAAATCATAAAATGGAATAATATTATTAATCTTAGAAACCTTATCCACAGAAGATCTAACATCAATAACATCTATGTCAGTAATTGTACCCGGATCAGTAAGGAAAAGATTAAAAAAATTACTAAATTCTGAAGAAAAAATAGTATCATCTACAGCAAACCATAGTCTATTACGCCATGCAGTGATAGCAGTAATCTGTCTGCCTTCTCTTTCGTTAACATCTGCAGAAATAAACGGGCTAGGACCCGGATTATTTGTTAAGTTACCCGCTTTTCTAGGTTGCCACGACGGTGTTACTAGTTTCCAAGTACCTGAACTTGTTACAAAGTCTAATACAATAGGCCAAGTACGTTCATCTAATACAGAGTATCTATCCTCAGCTCGCACTTGTTCATAGTATGGGTTGCCTTTATTAGGTTCATTAACACTACGGTAAAACCCGGGAACAAAATCAAAAAATCTTTCTCGTACTTCATAAACTTTACCTCTACCCCGCTGAGATGATCGGGCAGCAGTAGTTAGTGTACCACCTTCGTACATAGAAAATAAAGTATCATGTGCACCATTAGTTTTAATAGTATCATTTTCTGAAGGCGGAATAGGAATATTTTGAAAAGATACAATAGATTGACCTAAATCAGTTTGCTGTGAGACATTAAAGTTTTTATCCTCAACAACTAAAGTATGATCTCTAAATACATTACGCAGTCCCATAAGTTCTGCAAACTTACCACGTTTAACTGTACCATCTTCTTCTTCAGGAGCTTCATCAGCCGAATCAATAACAGAAGCTGCAAATGTTGCTTTATCTAAAGGTGTTTCACCATCATAAACAATTTTCATAATTTGCACACCAGTAGAATTTTCATCATTATTCCCGGGAGCTACTCTTTTATTATTATTAGAAAAGAATAATCCAAATTGAGCAACGCCACCAATTTTTGTAGCATCAGCAATTTTAGTATCTAATTCTTTTAAAGTTCCTGTTGCTACACTATCATCTAATTCAATTGTATGTATTAACTCTGTACCTATTACACTATTAAATGTAGTATTAACTGATTGCTCTTGAATAATTAAAATGTCATTTACTCGATCAGCATTAATTAATTGATTACCTTCGCTATCAGTTAAAGTATTTATTTTAGTTTCACTATTAATTGTCTTTAATGACTTAGAATTAGTATTACCTAATCCTAAAGATTCTACAAATGTTTGATTTCCTTGTTGTCGAC